CCCATCCTAAAGAAAAACCGGTCTCTGACTATAGACCCGTAATTCTTATCTCTAATGTTCATTAGAGTTTTTCCTAAGGCTTTTGCCTTTCCAATTGCCACATTAAGCTCGTTAGAGGCTGTGTGTGGTTTTTCGTGAGGACCAAGTAACTTGGTCTTCACACAATCGCAATATGCGGAATTAGAATAGTTGGCCGTAAAAACGGCTGTCCAATTCTTTAAATCTACGAAACCGTCCCTTAAAAAGAACGGCGATTGTAGATACCTACCTCCAAAAGAGGTAATACCATGCTTAGAGAGGTCTATTATAAACCCCGAAAGCTGGGTAAGACTGATTACATTCTTTAGAAAGTTTTCAGGTCCATGAACGAAATGATCGTCTCCACCAATGTGGAAAAGGAACCATTTCGGAATCGGCTCGAATGACCCGATGTAACTTATGAGCGAGTACCTTCTTAGGCAGTTCATAAATAGAGTCAACAAAGACTTAGTCATGGGTTCTCCCATTAGGATCCCACGCCTCATTACAAGGCTGGATCCGTCTTCGAAAAGTCCTAATCGTTCCGATGTAGACAATTCAAAAGCCAAACTATTAAGTTCGGAATGCAGGTCTAGACCTGCTCCGGTCCAAAAGGACCTAAGAAGTTGTTTCGCTAGATCTTTAGGATAAGCGTCTGTACAACTCGTCATATCACTGAACAACCATTTATGGTAACCGTGTTTGTGCTCTATCTCACTTAGTGATATAAAAGCATCCCATGCAGGACTACTCCTGTATAAACTGGGATTACCATCGTACTCCCGTTTTAATATTTCTTGTGAATAATGCCCAAAAGGCGCAAGAAACACTTGTGACCACCAGGGGCCACAGGAAACAACTCGGGTTTTCCCTCCTTGTTCATGAACTTCGACGACCCTTACAGGTAGTGGAAGTTTACTATCTACATGCATCTTTGTATAGAGATATGATAGATAGAACACTTGAGTAGCAAAAGCATTATCTATGCCTATGTTACCCTCTAATTCCAGGCCGTCAAGAATATTCTTGCGGGTATATCCTGGAAACTCCGAATCGGTATATAAATACCAATTTTCAGGAGGTCTAAAGGCAGTTTTCCACCTAGGAACTCCTTGTAGACTAACCAACTCCCCAAACGGGGTTTGAATAGTCTGATCTGAATCGGGAATACTCTCGATAAAGAAGGACTTAAAGTCCTCCATCATCTCAACTACCTTGCCTCCTTTGGATACAGAGGATAGGAGAGAACCCGCTCTATTTATAGAGTAGTGCCAAACAGATCTGTGTACGGGTTTATACCCGAGTTGACCTATCTTGTTAGCCTCCTTGGATAAACCTATTATTAGGTTTATTGGAGGAATAAAAGGATCTTTTACAAGATCTTTAAATTTCTCTCTAGGTCCGATATAATCGGATTTTGGGGGTAACCCCCTAGGAGAAACGAAAGACATGAGACGCTCG